AACTTTAATAAGAATAGTGTAAACTACATCAGAAACGTTTTCAATACTGACCCAACAAGCTATGATGCCTCTATTGCGTCATACTTCTTGGGAGAAACATTTGAAGCACAAGTCAACGACTTCGACGGTTCTGACTTAATTGCTTTCGTTGCTGCTTTGGGCGGCGAGGGGAATCCTAGCTCTAGCGAGTGGGTAACATTCGAAAAAGAATTGACTGCATCCAGAACTGGGTGGTTCGTTGGCGTTAAGCCCGGCTATAAAAAACTGTTCAAACTTGCAGCAATCGACGATGGAGCACAATTCCAGAGAGAATACTACGTTGTTGTTAAAGACTTGAGCGAAGCAAGTGTTTCTAAGAAGAATGCAACTTTCACAATTGAAGTTCGTAAATATGGAGCTCCCGGTTATGTTGAAAAGTTTGCAAACTTAACTTTGAACCCAGACTCTCCAAACTTTATCTCAAAGAAAATTGGTGACTTTCATCAGTATTGGGAAGAAGGTACCGGTGGAAAATCTGGTAAATTCGTTGTTGATGTTAAGAAAATGAATCCAAACAACTCAAACTTGATTCGTGTTGTTTTGCCTGAGAACTCAACTCTTTCTCCTTCAGATTTGCCTGTTGGATTTGTTGGCCCTCTTAAGAGAGATTCAATTGAATTTAGCCATAATGAACCCACCGCATCTGTCGATTGGGTGTATGGTTCTTCAAGCGTTCCTGCCGGAAATACAGACTCTTTGTTTGTATCAGCGTCTCGTACTGGTATCGACTACAAGTTCACTCAGCCAACACACCTTCTTACCACAAGCGGTACATACTTGGCAACAAGAGATTACCCTGCTGGTGAAGTGTTTGGTCTTCGTTGGAAAGAGGTTAATGGTACTGATGAGACAATCGGAGATGTTGGCCTTCTTAGAAGCTCCACGGCATTTGAAATGGACTTGGCTGAAACTGCAGCTGCGTCTGATGCTTCTTACTTCTTCACCTTGGAATTAATGCAATCGTCAAGCACAAGTGAAACAGCATTTTACTTTGATGGAGATGCAACTTCTTCCAACATCGATTCTGGTGGAATCTCAGACATTATCAAGAAAGGTATTAAGCAATTCGCCGCTCCTTTCTTCGGTGGTTTCGATGGAGTTAACCAACTTCTCGAAAATCCATTCAATGAAGCAAGATTAGATGAAGATGACTATGAAAGACATTCCATGTTCCAAGCTTTAGAAATGATTCAAGACCGAGATGTTATTCGTTATGACCTTGTATCAATTCCCGGCGTTGTTAACGAAAGAATTGTTGGCGACTTATTGAGACAAACAGAAGAGCGCGGAGATGCCCTTGCCATTGTTGATTTAGGTGGAATCTTCCAATCAAAAGAAGATAACGGAACTTCAAAAGACTCTACTTTGGACCTTGACGATGTTATTACTTCAATTAATAACATGGCCTTGAATACTTCTTATGGTGCGACATACTATCCAAATGTACGCCTTAGGGACACCTTAAACAGTAACGGGTCTGTTCTATTGGCTCCTCCTTCAGTAGCCGCTATTGGAGCTATTGCAAAGTCTGAGGGCGACTCTCAGCCATGGTTTGCACCTGCTGGCTTTAACCGTGGAGGACTCAATCCTCTCGGTGGAGCAAAAGGTCCAGTAATCCTCGGTTCAGCTGAGCATTTGACAAAAGCGGATAGAGATAAATTGTATGAAGTAAATGTTAATCCAATTGCTCGTTTCCCTGCAACAGGTGACACAGTAGTGTTTGGACAAAAGACTCTTCAACAAGATGCATCTGCTTTGGACAGAATCAATGTACGTCGTTTGATGAACTACTTGAAGAGAGAGATTGGAGACATCGCCGATACAGTTTTGTTTGACCAAAATGTTCAAGCAACTTGGAATCGCTTTAAGACCCGTGCAGAAGCCGTTCTTTCTCAAGTACGCTCAGACTACGGTATCACAGAATACAAACTCGTTTTGGATGAGACAACTACCACACCAGATCTTCAAGATCGCAATATCTTGTACGCAAAAGTATTTGTTAAACCAGCCCGAGCAATCGAGTTCATCGCTGTTGACTTTGTTATCACTCAAAGTGGCGTAGAATTTTAATAGAAACTAATTAAGGATAAATAGGAGATTTATTACTATGTCATTTTGGACCGAAAACACAACAGAACCTAAAAGAAACTTTAGATGGCGCGTTACTCTTGGTGGTGCATTTGCTGCTGCTTCAAGCGGTGGTATTGTTTGGTGGGCAAAAACCGTCGATACACCAAGCTATACTGTTACCGATGTAACTCACTCATTCTTCGACAATGAATACAAGTTTCCGGGACGCGTTCAATGGCAAGATGTCAACATGACTTTAGTTGATCCTATTTCTCCTAATGCTGTTCAGATGACAAATCAAATCATCTTGAACTCCGGATACTCGATCAAAGGTTCTCAAGAATTTGGAAACAATCCAACATCTATCACCAAGGTTGGTGCAAACACCGCTATTGGCAATGTGCTTATTGAAATCCTTAAGGGTGACGGTACGCCGGTTGAAACATGGACTCTTAATAATCCATTCATTACTTCTGTTAAATTCTCTACTCTCGATTATACAAACGATGACATGAGAACAATCGACTTAACTTGGAAGTATGATTGGGCTAACTGCTTGAATCCAGATGGAGCATTCGGTGACCAAACTCAATTTCCTAAACCAGGGGAACAATAAGGAGTCTAAATGACCTTTTGGAACGACATTGGCGAGAACGCTTTAGAACCAAAAAGAAACTATAGATTTAAACTGAGAGATGGCGAAAGTACAGGATGGTGGTGGGCCAAGACTGTAGATAAGCCATCTTTCGAAGTATCTACAAGCGAGTACCAACTTATTAATCACAAGTTTAAGTTTCCCGGCATTACAACATGGAAGCCGATAACCATAACTGCGGCTGACATTGGAGACGTTTCCAGCCTGTTGATTGATGAGTTGAGAGATTTTGGCTACAGAAACCCAAATGATGACGAAGGAATGGTGGGCCTAGAAAAGGCTCTCGACAATAGCTCAATAGCAAATAACATGTCGATTCAACAATTGGACGCTGATGGGAACACAATAGAAACGTGGACTCTTCGAGGAGCGTTTATTACATCGATCAGCTTTTCCAAGCTTGACTATAGCAACGATGAAATAACAGAAATAACAATCGAAGTAGCGTATGATTATGCTGACTTTGAATAATTGGAGGTATAATGGGAAGAAATTCCGACCGTCTTGGAATGGACAATAAACCGGAGCATGCAGAAGCTCCACCAATTTTTAACCCACTTAGTTTTGTGGCACCAACGGAGGTTGTAGACCTTCCTTCAAAAGGAGAAGGGTATCCAGATGACCATCCGCTCAAAGGAAAAGACCACATCGAAATCAGATACATGACAGCGAAAGATGAAGACATTCTTTCAAACCAATCTTTAATCAAGAAAGGAATTGCCCTTGAGAGGTTGTTTGAAAACATCATTGTAGACGCCAAAATTGACCCTTTAAGCCTTCTTGTGTGTGACCGCAACGCAATACTTATCCAAGCTCGTGCAACGGCCTATGGGGCCGATTATGAAGCTCACGTTGGATGCAAAAATTGCGGTACAAGAAACCGAATCATCTTTAACTTAAGAAATCCAAAGTTTGAAGGCGGAATGACGGAAGAGTCGCTAAAGCACGTTCAATATGTTGGCAACGGACTTTATCAAACAAAAATGCCGGGAACCAAATTCAATGTCAAGTTTCGAGTTGCAAACGGCGAAGACGAAAACAGAATCTTATCTTTGGCCGTTGAAAACAAGACTGTTGATTATGGTACGGTTGAACAGTATAAACACATGATTAAAGAGATTGAAGGTCACGCCGATGAAGAAATCATCAGCTCTTACGTCGAGAACATGATTGTGACCGATGCTACTCATTTTAAAATGTGTCTCAGAAGATGTACAAAAAGCGTAAGAGTTTCCGAGACCTTTTCTTGCATGCAATGCTCAACAGAGCAGGAGGTTGACGTTCCTTTTGGAACGGACTTTTTTTGGCCTCAACGCTAAATACATGGAAGGAGTCTATGAGCAATTCTTCCTCTTAAAGCATTTCGGAGGATGGTCATTGACCGAGGCTCACAGTTTACCAGTCGGTCTTCGTAAGTGGTTTGTCGAAAGACTCCAGAAACAGTTCGAAGAAGAAGCAAAAGAGATTAAGAAAGCCCAAAAGAGAAGATAATGCTCCTTTGGGTTTTATTTCTCTAAGCTATTTAGGGAATAATGAGGGGCCTTAGATGGATTTTACAAAAGAACAGATAAAACAGATTATCAGCCAGATTAGCAAAGATTCTGAGCTCAAGAAGCAATTCAATACTGCTCTTGGGCAACCTTCAGAGACGAAATCAAAAGAAAGATCTTCCAATCTAGAAGACGCTAAAAAAGAACTAGAAATTGAAATTCAAAGAGCTGCTGTTCTCAAAGAGACTGCTGAGGCCATGAATGACATAGTCCAGTTAGAGAAGGAAAGATCAAAAGAGCAACAACTTAAAACAGAACTAGCTCTACGTCAGGAAATCGAGGAAGTAGAGAGAGCGGGTGAAGCAGCGAGATTGGCCGGAAATGAAAACGAAGCGATAGAAATAGAAAAAAAGCAGAAGGCACTAGAAGAGATCTTAGATAATGTCAGGGAGGGACAAGAGATCTCAAATGCTCAAGCTTTAACAAATTATGAGATTAACGACGGCCTCAGAGAACAGTTGGGCATTTATGAAAAAGTCGTATTAAAGTATGAACAATATAACAGGCTGCAAGAAAAAGAAAAAGGAAACATAAAAGACTTTGTAAGTAGCTTAGGCTCGGCAGTTGGACTTCAAGACAAAATCTCTGATGGTTTTATTAATAACTTTGTTGAAATATCAAAAACATTAGCGAAAGGTGGCGATGCCGCTGATGGTTATGTCGAAGGTCTTCGAGAACATCTTGCAAGCATGTTCTCCATTCAAAACATTGCTTTCAATCTTGGTTCAAAGATTTTTAAAGAATCCATGAAGGTTCTTGAGGCTTTCGACAAAGCTTCTGCTTCTCTAGCAGCACAAACAGGTACGGTTGGTAAATTTAACGACGTCCTTTACAATACCCAAAGAGCAGGAAACCTATTGGGTGTTAGTATGGAAGATGCTGCGAATTCAATTATCACTCTTAATGCTCAGACTTCCATGTTTGCATCATTGAGCAAGAGCGTTCAAACAGATTTGGCCATAACAACTTCTCAATTTGAAAAACTTGGAGTCTCATCGCAAGACACAGCTCTCTTTATGGAAAATGCTTTTAAAATCATGAACATGGGAGCCGAAGAAGCAATTGTTGTACAGAAAGAGTTGGCTATGGCAGGAGTTGAACTTGGTATCGGAGCAGGAAAAATCATAAAAGACTTTAATGCTGCCTCGAAGACTCTTGCCGTTTATGGTAAAGAATCTATCAAAATATTTAAAGGCGTTGCAGCTGCTGCTAAAGCAGCAAACGTTGAAGTCTCGACCTTAATGGGAATGGTCGAGAGGTATGACACTTTTGCAGGTGCAGCAGAAGGTTCAGCAAAACTAAATGCTTTACTTGGAACTCAACTATCAACCACTGAAATGCTTATGATGACCGAGGACGAAAGAGTAAAAACTCTTGTAGAGTCCGTACAAGCCCAAGGAGTGGCTTTCAGCGACATGGATAAGTACACTCAAAAGGCTATTGCTGCGGCTGCAGGAATTAGCGATATGAACGAAGCAAATCGCATATTCGGAATGAGTCTTGGTCAATTTGAAGCGCATCGCAGAGAGATGGAGAAGAATGCCGAAGCTCAACAGAAGTTTGATGATGCTGTACAAGCAACAGTGCCGGTAATGCAAAAGTTCGAAAACCTCGCAACAGAAATGATTATTATGGTACAACCAGCACTTGAGACTCTCGGAGAAATTGCAGATTATTTGACAGATTTCTTTCAAGGAATGAACAAAGAGACAAAAGAGTTTGTAGGAACATTTGCCTTAATCACTTCTGGTATATTAGTTTTGGCTCCTTTGTTTACTGTAGGTAGTGGATTTCTTGCTGGACTTGCGGCAATCGGGCCTGCAATCGGCGGAATCGGAACGGGAGTTGCTGCCGCTGCTGCAGCATTAACGGGTGTCGCCTCAACGGGTGTTGGAGCACTTGTCTTGGGTGGACTAATGGCCGCTGGTGCTGGTCTTGCTGCAACAATAGCAGCTGTAGCTCTTAGTAAGGCAGAGATTGCAAAAGCAAATGCTGAAATTGTATCCGAAGGTTCTAGAACAATAAATTCTCTAGCCGACATATCTCAAGCAGATTTTTCTGGTATTGCAACAAATTTTGCCGGTGTCATGAATGAGCTTCAAGATATTTCAAATGATACCAAAGTCGTATCTGTTTTACAGAACTTGTCGATGATTAATTCAGGAACAGCTGTGTCGCTGACTGGTGCTAAGATTACATCAAGTGCGACAAATGTTACTGCCAAGGTTTCAAACTTCTTTGAAGGCATGACTATGACGCTGAAGACAGGCGCCGGTCAAGAGTTTGAGGCTTATGTTGAAACAATTGCTGCCAAAACAGCAGTAACTTAAGGAGAGTTAAAAAATGAGCTACATAGACAATTACGTAACAAAATCTGGTGGAGAGATAGTGATAACATCCATGATTTCAAATCTGGAGTCTAAATTTCCTGCATACATAACATCGTTTGCGGACAACATGTCGTCTGCATGGAATGAAGAGCAGGTTTACGGGAGACCAGACCCGATTGGTAATTACCAAAGCACAAAGAGAAGTATCTCATTAGCATTCGACGTTCCAGCAGAGAACGCAGTTAACGCCCTTAAATACCTAAAAGAAATTCAAAAAGTCAAACAAATGATGTATCCAGCATACTCCAAGACCGCGACCACAAAAGAAGGTGTTGAGGTGACTCAAAATGCACTATCGCTAGCAAAAGCCCCTCTTGTTCGAATTAAAATGGGAAACCTAATCAGAAACGAAAAAGGCGAAGGTCTTCTTGGCTGGATTAGTTCGTTTTCAGCGACACCAGTCATAGAAATGGGAATGTTTAATACGAGTCCCGGCGTTTTCTATCCAAAAGTTCATCAAGTATCAATAGAATTCACTCCACAACATGAGTATGACCTCGGATTTGACGACAAGAAGGGGCCTTTAAATGGTACATTTCCAACTTTCCCTTACGGAGCATAAAAAATGTCTAGAATGAATTCAAGAAGAATAGCAAAGAACAAAAATGAAATGTATGAAAAGACATTTGAGGACCGAGGAGTCAAAGAGATACGACAATATGTCACTCCGAGACTTAGAAATCCATCTCAAGAAGACATCGATAGAATACCGACAATTACTTACTATTGGTCAAATGGCGATAGGTTGTGGCTGTTGGCTTCAAAATACCTTGGAGACCAGTCTCTATGGTGGATTATTGCGAGACTTAACAATAAACCAACGGAAGCACACTTTGAAGAAGGAGATGAGGTGAAAATACCAACTAATACAGCAGTTGCACTCGAGGTGCTATCGTGAGTAGAAAAAAGGTAAGAGACATAAGAAAAAATGAGTTTACACCAGCCTATTTGAATAATGGTGCATTTAACGACATTAATAGAGCCATTGGAATACTTCTTGATGATGAAAACTTTACAGACGATTATCTTAATGATGGCTTTAAGGAAGCGGTAAGAGATTATGTGTCAGGTAAGAGACTGTTTTTATTTCTTAATGATTTTACAAAACCAGAACATAGACAATTAGCAATCGCAGAATGGATAAATAGAAAGTTTGATACAGAAGATCCTTTTCTAAACAAAGAGATGACAGAGTTGCTATTAAGAACATTCTACCAAGAAGGCAACCATGTTAATTATGTAACTTGGAATGATAATGACAAGATTGTAGTATACAAAGTAGTCCCATATCAAAATTCTAGAATCTATGATGTTTTGATTGGTAGAATAAATGCAGCCATACAAAGTGGAGATTATTCAGGACTCTTCATGGACACTTTCTTGTCCACGATTGTTGAAAATGGCTATACGTTTGAACAATTCAAGAAAAAAGTATCAACAAGTATGTCTAATAAATTATTCGACGGTTGGGGTGTTCAAGTTTCTCTTTCTAAAGATTTCTTGGGCATAGAAGGTGGAGACGGCCCACTCAAACTTGTTGAAGAAGATGGTGGCTATAGATTGAGCAAAGAATTCCCAGAAGTTGGAGTAGACTCCAGCAAGAAGATACCATCTGACAAAATAGAAAGGTTTAAAGACCTTGCTAAATGGGAACATAGAGTAGCTATGTTTAAAATACCACCTGACGGAAGTGGTTCCGATTCTTTTTTTGATAAAGAATCTATAGAAAAATTTGCCACAGCGATTAAAGGAAAAGATTTAGAGCAGAATGAATTCAAATATTATGACGGCGAGATTTATGATGAGTGGGGTGCAATTTTTGACGCCCAGTATTGGAGTCTGGTGGCTGGTAAGTATGCTGAATCAATGTCAGAAATTGGAAGTTTTGCATGGAATACAGTCACGGACTCAGTTTATAGTGTAGCTGGTACTGTTGGAATCGTCGGTGCTCAGTCCGTATGGGCGGTTTCAACAGCATTTTCAACTATGACTTCGGTGGCAGTGGAGGGGGCATTCGCAAGTCTTGCTGCTTCTGGGGTCGCTGGTTCCACAGCTGCAGCAACAACAGCCGCTGCAGGAACAGCAACAACAGCCGCTGCAGGAACAGCAACAACAGCCGCTGCAGGAACAGCAGCAACAACAGTCGCATCAGCGACTGGAGCACTGGCAGGTTACTATGCGGCCTTAAAAACTGCTGGTAGTTTTATTATAAATGCAGCAAAAACACCTCAGATTTGGCTTGCTTTAGCTGCTGCAGCAGTTGTTTTCTCATTTGGGTATGCAGTATTTTCAGCAAAAGAAGAAAGTCAACAAGCCAAACTTAGAAAAATGCTGATTAAACAGTATATGAAATTTCTATCGGCTGCGATTGTTGATTTGGCTTCAGGAAATTCAGCAGCGGGTGTGGGGAGAAGATTTAGAGAAGTTGCGGCTGAGGATGAGTTTTTGCGTCAAACATTATCTCTCTTCGCTATAGACAAAGAAGTCGAGCGACGAGTAAGACTGTTTGGTCGAATGGTCTTTGAATTAAATCGAAATGAAAATTTCTTAGACGAAGGAAATGAAGATGCTATTGCCGCGGCGATTGCAGACTCAAATGGTAGGGCATTTGCAGACATTGATTTACCCGAGATACAAGAATTAACAGATGAGGAAATTGCCGACAGACAGAGGTTTTATAAGCAATGCGCCTTAATGATGAACATGCATCTGTTTGCCCCTAAATATGAAGAAAAAGTCAAATCTAGGATTAGTGGTGATGCCAAACCATTTGATGGTAGATTTTGGAGAGTAACCTCAAAAAACAAAGAAAGGCTGCTGAACAACATGTTCTCGTCGAAAAACTCTCAATACTTCTTTGAGGCACCAACGCACGTAGTGACTCAGTTAACTCCAAAATTGAGATTATACAAAGTATTCAATGAAGACGATGGGACACTGACGCGAACAGAGTTCATTTTCCCAACACATACCGATTTAACTAGAAAAAAGAACTTTGCAACTGACCAAACTCAAACTTTGGAAGTCGCAACAGAGAAGACTGTCCCATCTTTTTTTAAATCAAGCTTTGATAAAGGCGATGGAATGGGTTTAAAAAGCTTCACCTTAGAGTTTAATGGAACAAATCCAGCAGAAGCCAGAAACGACGTAAAAGGAACTATGGTGTTATTCTTTCAATCGTTTGCTGACTTTGTTCGAGAACGAGTTTCAACCAATGGAAAGAAGTTTAGATTTGTAGACTTAATAATTCATCCTAAACCAGCTCCTGATGGAACAGTTCAAGGAAATAAGATGGTAAGCAAAAGACAGTATGAACCAGAATTCTACAGAATCATGGCAGAAGTTGGATACATACCACCAACAGACTTCCAAGGATTAGGTGCTGATAAGGCAGCATTAATGAACGCAGTTAACAACACCAATAAGTCTTACTATCTAACAATGGTTGATCATGACTTCACAATCAACAATGACGGGACAGTTCAAGTAACCTTGACCTATAGAGCATACATCGAGAGCGCTTTAAAAAGTCTTAAGTTTGATGCTCTTACGACGCCAGAATTAGCTCAAAAGAGAATCGAGAACCAAACTAAACTAGCAGAAGTTGCATCTAAGAATGTTTGTACAGAAGATGAGCTGCGCGACATCAAGACCTTACTGTCTGCAATTGAAGAAGAGGTTCTAAAAGATTCTCTGAACTCAATCATGAGAAGGTTGTTTGAGAGAGGCAAGGTGTTCACAGTAAACATTAACAATGAAGACAGGAAATTCTTTTTAAAGAATGGATACTACAACAAGTGTGACATCACTGGTACAGTAGACTTAAATAATAATGCTAATAGAAACTCCGGAGACTTAGGTGTTGTCTTAAATACTCAATTACCTGAGAATAGTGAAGATTATAACTTTGCAGATGCCGACGAGAACGATACTTTGGTTCAATTTTTCTTTTTCGGAGACCTTCTTCATACAATCCTAGATGCGATGTATGATCCTAATTTTGGTAATAGATTGTCTATTGGAATGGAGAACACAAAGATAGTTCTAGGCTCTTTTGATTTTGAAACATTCCACAATTCATCTTCATCTACAAAAAATGACTTCAACATTTCTCAAATACCAATCTCGGTTGAGTTCTTTTCTAGATGGTTCGTAGATAATGTACTAAGTCAAAAGTCAACACGCAAGTCTTTCCCAATCTTGAACTTCATTCGCAACCTTTCAAACTCTTTGGTCTCGAACAGTTTGCTTGAATTGTGTGTCAACAGAGACGTAGAGTCCAGATTAATCTTTCAAACAGCTCAAATGTCAGCCTATAGGGAAGCAGGAGACCTGATAGGTCAACTAACACACAGAGATCACATGATAATTGATACAGACATACATAGAGCCTCTACAGTATTGCCCCTAGAAGGTAGTTCAACTGGTGATTCAAAGATTGAGAACTTTCACCACTACATGATTTTAAACCCCAATGGATCAACTAGGTCTCATGGAGGGACAGGAATTTATAGCGAAGATGTAAATGCAGGTGTCTATCACATGGAAATAGGCTCAAACAGGGGAATCGTAAAAAAAGTCAACTTTTCAAAAACAGATCAGCAATA